CTCGTATACGCGCATATAAGCGCGCTTTTTCCGTTTCAACAACTTGCGCTATCTTAAAAAGACAATACAACATCAGAAATACAGATGCATATCTATATAATCCTGACGTAAATATAAAACATGATAGTCCATAAAACAGCATACTTCCAAATAGAACATATCGCGTTCTAATGGCAGCTGCAATTTCATCACTACGAGTCCATAAAATAGCATTCATAACATCTTCATCTGTCAACCAAGAATCGGGTAACCAATTCGTCCATTGAGCATAGGGATGCATTTCTAAAAATTCTAATCTTGATTGCATTTGATTTAACAATCTAGCTTCAATTCTCTCTTCGAAACGTTCCCAAAATGTTATTGCCTTTTTCTTCCGAGCACACCAAGCATTAACAGCAAAAGTGGAAATTAAACCACTACCAAACTGTTCATCCAACGGATGCTCTTCGATACAATCACAACACATACCAGGCAATCCACAATCCTTACAAATACAGAATTTGGATGACATATTAGACTGATTAGCTACTAATAATTTCTGGTTATCAAAATATTCATGAGAAGACTCATGATTCCACTTCAAAGCAGTAAAAATGCTAACATCAATCATAGGCTTACCTCGAAATTCAATAGCTTGATAAGTTACTAAGTCAGGACGACCTGACGTAGGATTCTTAACACCTACAGCTTTTTCTAAAGTAAGATCCCACAAATCTGGAATAACAGGAATACCCAAATGGATAGTACCATCTGCACGTTCCTCAGTCCAATCACTGTAAAACTCTTTCACTTTAGAAGAATCTAACATACCATTTGAAGCAAATTCCTTCTTGACACGCACTGTCATAATATATTGATTTCTTCTTTCAATAGACAGTGGTTCATTGGACTGTTCCACAGAACATAACCCTTTCACATTCGAAGTTGTAATAACAACTTTTGGTTCTTTGGTTACTTTGCCTTTCAATTCAGCCTCAGCCATATTACCATACGCTCTAATATTATTAATCACTTCAATTAATCGAGAACATGGAGCACCATCAACCAATTCAGTTTTAGTGTTACACATATCATCAAAAAATATACCTGTGACATAAGATTTTAGCGTAGAATCATATTTATCATACTCGTTATTAGTACAGATATACTCATCCTCTGCAGGAAAGCCATTCTGTAATAAAGAACAAACCATCATAATATTGGCAACACTCGATTTTCCAACACCAGATGCTCCGAAAATTAATCCGGACCATGGTGCAATTC